GTAGTAGTTGAAGGAGAAGGAGATGGTGTTTCTTCTGCAAGAATAATAAAAAAACAAGTATCGGCTAAAGAAAGAATAAAAGCTGCTGAACTCTTAGGAAAAAGATATGCTTTATTTACAGATAAAACTAAACTTGAAGGAACTTTACCTGTTATGATTGTTGGAGAAGATGATTTAGATGAGTAAATATATAAAAATAAATTTACCTCAAATCATTGGAAAGGGTTATAAATCATTTTGGAACTTCAAGGGTAGGTATAAAGTAGTTAAAGGATCGAGAGCATCAAAAAAAAGCAAAACAACAGCTCTATGGATAATCTATAACATGATGAAATATAAAAATGCTAATACTCTCGTTGTAAGAAAAGTTTTTAGAACTTTAAAAGATAGTTGTTATTCAGATTTAAGATGGGCTATAAACAGATTTCAAGTTCAAGACTACTGGGAGTTTAAAGAAAGCCCGCTTGAAATAACCTATAAACCAACAGGACAAAAGATTTTATTTAGAGGTTTTGATGATCCATTAAAGATTACATCAATTTCGGTTTCAGTGGGTAGTTTGTGTTGGTGTTGGATAGAAGAAGCATATGAATTAACAGATGAAACAGCTTTTAATATGTTAGATGAAAGTATTAGAGGGGTTGTAGAAGAACCATTATTTAAACAAATTATAATATCGTTCAACCCTTGGAATGAAAGACATTGGCTTAAAGGTAGATTTTTTGATAAAGTTGATGATAATATATTAGCACTTACAACTAATTATCAATGTAATGAGTGGTTAGATGATGCTGATAAGAAATTATTTGAAGATATGAAAAAAAATAACCCACGTAGGTATCAAGTTGCTGGACTTGGTAACTGGGGAATAGTAGATGGACTTGTTTATGAAAATTGGCAAGAGTTAGAGTTTGATTGGAGAGAAATATTAAATAAAAGACAAAAAGCAAAAGCAGTATTTGGGTTAGATTTTGGATATACCAATGACCCTGCTGCTTTTTTTTGTGGAATATTAGACCAGGAACAAAAAGAAATTTATGTTTTTGATGAAATATATCAAAAAGGAATGCAGAATACAGCTATTTACAGCAATATAGAAAAATTAGGTTTTAAAAAAGAAATCATAGTTGCTGATAGTGCTGAGCCAAAAAGTATAGACCATTTGAAAGGTTTAGGACTTTATAGAATAAAAGCATCAAAAAAAGGAAAAGATAGCATTAATGCAGGAATACAGTTCATTCAAGACTTTAAAATTTTTATCCATCCAAGGTGTGTGAATTTCTTAACAGAGATTTCTAACTATGCATGGGATAAGGATAAATTTGGAAAAGCAGTGAATAAACCTATTGATGACTTTAATCACTTGATGGATGCTATGAGATATGCACTGGAAGATTATATGAGAAATAACTCTGTAAGAACAATAGATAGAAATATCTTAGGAATAAGATAAGATAAGAGAGGAGGATTAATGACTGTAGAAGATTTAAAAGAAGCTCTTGAAGCATTTATAAAAAATGAATTACCAGAACTACAAAAAATGGAAGATTATTACAGTGGAAAACATAATATTTTAAACAAGAAAGATAGAAGTGATAAGAAAAAAGATACTAAGTTAATTAATAATTATCCAGAGTATATCACAACTATTGCAACAGCCTATTTCTTAGGAAAGCCTATTGCTTATGCTTTACAAGATGATAAATTAAAAAAAGATTTTGAAAAACTATCTGAATATTTGGCAACAGAAGAAGAGCAACAAGAAAACTTTGAGCATTCTCAAAACTGTAGTATCTTTGGGAAATCGTATGAACTTTGGTATAAAAATGCAGATAATACTATCGGAAATGCAGTTATAGACCCAAGAGATTGTTTTATTTTAAGAGATAACACAGTAAAGAAAGAAATAACATCTGCTGTTAGATGGGATAAAGTCAAAAATAAAGAAGATAAATGGATTTATAAGTTAGAAGTTTATGATAGTACAAGTGTTACTACTTATGAATTTTTATCTGACACAGATAAAAAAGAAGTTCCAACTGTAACAGGAGAAACTAAACTACACGGATTTAACCAAGTCCCAATCATTGAGTTTTTAAATAATAAAAGGGGTAATGGAGATTTTAAAAATGTAATTTCTTTGATAGATGGATATAATGAAGCTACTTCAACTGCTATTGATGATATGAAAGATTTTACAGATGCATACTTAGTTTTAGTTAATATGGGTGGAACTACTGATGAAGAAATAGAAAGAATGAATAAAAATAAGGTTATGCTTATTAATGAGCAAGGTGATGCCAAATGGTTGGTTAAACAAGTTAATGATAACTATGCTCAAAACAATAAAAATAGATTAAATCAGGATATACATAAATTTTCAATGATACCTGATATGCAGGATAAGGAGTTTAGTGGAAATAGCTCAGGAGTTGCACTTGGATATAAGTTATTAGCTTTGGAACAATTAGCAGCACAAAAGGAAATGTATTTCAAAAAAGCTATAAATCAAAGATTACAACTTATGATAGATTTCCATAACTTAAAAATAAAAGCTACTGATATTCAAAAAGTATTTACTAGAAATGTTCCAAAGAATTTAGTTGAAGCAGCTGACACAGCTCAGAAATTACAAGGAATAGTATCGCATGAAACTATTTTATCTACTTTACCCTTTATAGAAGATGCAAAAGGAGAATTAGAAAAGATAAAAGCTGAGGAAGATATTAATGTAATGAAAGATATGAATACTCCAATTGGAGTTGGTGCTGATGGCTCAAAAGAATAGAGATTATTGGGAAGAAAGACAAGTTAAAAGAGAAGCTAAGGCATTTACTACAATACAGGATATTGAAAAAGAGTATAAGATTGCACTAGAAAAGGCTAAGCAGGATATAAATAAAGAGATTTCTAGAATAACTACAACTTATATGAATGATAATATTCTAAATTATAATGAAGCTTTGAAACTTTTAAAAGGTGATGATTATAAAGTTTGGAAAAAAGATTTACATGAATATATGAAAGAATATAATAAACTTTTAAAAAATGCACCTTTACAAGCACAAAAATTATATTTAGAAATTGAAACATTATCTGCTAAAAGTAGAATTAGCCATTTGGATAGTCTTAAAACTCAAATTGATATGGAGCTTACTAAGCTAATATTTGGAGTTGAGGATAATGCTAAGAATACTTTAACATCAGTTTATAGAGATACTTTCATAGAAGTAACAAAGGATTTAGGGATTAATCCTGTTGTCAGTAGAGATAAAATAAAAACAGTCCTGGATAAGCCTTGGAGTGGTGCTAATTTTTCTCAGAGACTTTGGAGCAATACAGATAAACTAGCTGAAACAGTTAAGCAAGAAATAGTTAACGGAATGATACAAGGTATTAATTTACAAACTATGACTAAAAGAGTTTCTGAAAGATTTGAAACAGCTAAAAAGAATGATGTCGAAAGACTTTTAAGAACAGAAGTTAATTATACTTTAAATCAAGCTACCTTAGATGGATATAAAGAAGCTGGTATAGAAAAATATGAATTTAGTGCTACATTAGACAATAGAACCAGTCAAATATGCTCTGAATTACATGGTAATATATTTGAAATAAAAAATATAGCTGTTGGATTAAATTATCCACCAATGCACCCAAGGTGCAGAAGTACAACAATACCTGTTGTTGATTATGAAAGTTTAGTTAAACAAGGAAAAGAAGAACTTGAAGAGTACAAGAAAGAAAAAGATATTGAAAAATTATCAAATCTAGACTATAATTATATTAAATATAGTGGTGCAATTAATGGTGCCTTAAATGATAAGAATGACCCTTATGAAGAAAAAAGAAATAAACATGCTGAATTGTATTATGAAAGCGTCAGAAAAAGAAATAAAGAAATAGAATTAAAAAGCATCTTAAACAATATTTCTAACTACAAATTAACTAAAAATTTACAGTTAGAAGATATTGAAAAGATTTACAATCATATTTTTATAAATAAATATAATCTACTGAGTGGATATGATAGATTTGATCCTAGCTATGATATGGCTCAGTCTTGGCAAAGGTTAAGAGAGGGGAAAAATATATTAGAACACGATTTGATAATGCTACTACATGAAAGAATGGAATATGATTTTATGAATTTATACGGTATGAAATATGATGAAGCTCATGCATTAACTTGTGAAAAATATGACTATTTAAAAGCATTAAAGATATGGAAAAAGGAGAAAGAGTAATGTCTTACGTTATAATAAATTTATTAGAAAAAAGAGAAAATATATATATATATGAATTTTTACCTGAAAATAAAAAAGATGGTAGGGGAGTTATATCCATGAACATAAAAACTGGGGAACCTAGTATTATTGAGAGTGGTTCTAGTTGGCATAGAGGACAAGCTTTTTCTGCTCTAAGGAAATTTTATGAAAATGGTAAATTTGAAGAAACTGGAAGTAGAGCTTGGGGATAGTTTATTAAAGAAAAATAAATAAAGAAATTAACATTAAAGCACTTAGCTAAAAACTAGGTGTTTTTTTTATTGCAAAAGAAAGGAGGTACTGTGAAGCATTTACTGACAATTATTCAAGCAGGATTAATATTAGGTAAAATATTTGGTTGGATAAATTATAAATAGGTTATTATTCTATTACCGTTGATAATTTATTTTGGGATATTAATAATATCTTTTATCATTATTGGAATAATATCACATATTGAACATCTTAAATTGAATAAATTACTTAAAGAACTTAAAGTAAAAAAATAAGTTTGTCGTACTGAGGGACATTAAACATCTGGGAAAATAGTCAAACAGGACTTTAAACAGGAGGATAAAATGAAAAGATTTAAACTTAATATTCAACTATTTGCAGAACCAGGAGAAGCAAAAACTTATACACAAGAAGAAGTAGATAAGATGATTGACAAAAGATTTGCAAGAATGAAAGCAGACTTTGAAAAAGAAAAAAAAGAACTTGAAAGACAGCATAATGAATCTATTGAAGATTATGAAGAAAGAATCAAAAATGCTAATCTTACTGCAGAAGAAAAGCATAAAAAAGAACTTGAAAAGATTCAAAAAGACTTAGATGCAAAGAATGCTGAACTTTCAAAAATAAAGACAGATGAAATCAAAAGAACTACATTAGCAAAGTATAAAATGCCAGATAAATTTTTAGATAGAATTTCTGGAGCTAATGAAGAAGAAATAGAAGCATCTGTTAAAGGTTTTGCAGAAACAATGGGAGAATATGTAAAATCCCTTGGAGCTAGTGGAGTCCCAGGAGCGATGAATGGTGGAAGTAATGGAGGAGCTGATAAAAAAGCTCAATTAGAAGAATTGAAGAAAAAAGCTTTTGAAAGTGGTTCTGATATAGACAGAGCTAATTATGTAAAAGCTAAAAATGAATTTGAAGCAAAAAATACAGGAGGTAATGAATAATGGCAAAAATAGATAATAAATTACATTCAGGAAATCAAGCGATATCAAATGATATTTTAGATGAATTACAATTAGTAAATCCTAATAATTCACCTATCATATCTCATGTTTTAAGAGGTGGAAGAGTAAGTGAAACAACTTCTACAACAATAGAATGGATAGATCACTATGAAAGAAAAACAACATCTAGTTTAAAAGTTGCTTTAAATGCTGGAACAACTGAAATTCAAGTAGTAGATGAAGATATTTTAGTTCAAGATGCTTTGTTATCAATTGGAGATGAAATTGTAAAAATAACAAAAGTAAAAACAGATAATAAAGCAGATGTGACAAGAGGATATGCTGGAACAACATCTACTGCTGGAACTATAGCAGCAAATACAATAGTTCAAAGTTTAGGAATCGAAATGGAAGAAGGTGGAGAACTTAAAAAATCTTCTGTTAGATTACCTGTTCACATAACAAATAACACAGGAATCATATATGAAGAATATGAAGTAACTGAAACAGCTAAACATTTAAATCCACATGGACAAAGCGGACTTTCTGTAAGAGAATTAGAATCTCAAAAGAAAAAAGATGAGATGCTAGGAATTATGGAAAATAAACTTTTAAATGGAGTTAAGTATGTAAATGGTAAATTAAGAATTTCTGGAGGTATTAAATCTTTAATTAAAGAACATGGAATAGTTTTAGATGCTGGAAATCAACCTTTCTCAGTTGATTTATTGACAACAGCTGTGAAAGCAATAGTTAATAAAGGAAACCCAGGAGCAGCAGATTTAAAAGCTGGTAAATACTTTATATGTGTCCCTTGGGATATAGCTATTCAAATTAATAAATTGAATAAAGATATAGTTAGAGCAGATGTAAAAGAAAAAGTAACAGGAACTGTAATTACAGAAATAGTTACAAATGCAGGAGTTGTATCTGTGTTCCCTGCTCCATCTTTAGCTGCTAACGAATTCTTATTAATTAATTTAAATGAAGTTAGCTTAAAGCAATTATATCCAATAAAAGAAGAAGTAGGAGCTAAAACTAATTTGGCAGATAACTATTTTTTACATGGTGAATATGCACATCAAATAACTAAATTACCATTCCAAGTGCATGTTAAAAATGTAAAAATATCATAGGAGGTAGTGATGGCTAAAAAACAAGATGAAATACTTAATGTTGAAGAAACAAAAAAAATAACTTTTGAATCTAGCTATAAAAACTTAATTATAGCAGGAACTTCTATTCAATTCAAAGATGGACTTTACTCAACATCTGATGAAAATGAAATAGAACTTTTAAGAAATAATAACCTTGTAACTGAGGCAGGAGAATAAAACTCCTGCTTTTATCATATTAGGAGGTTAAGATGGATGAAACTTACAACAAAATAATTGAAAAAGTGAAAGAATTAACAACTATTAGCAACGAAACTATTTTGAAAATTCGAGTAACAATTTTAGTTAGAAAAGCTTTAAACTTTATGAATAGAGATGATTTTCCAGAAGAATTAATAGATCCTGTTGCTGAGCATTTAGCATTAAAAACTATTGAAGAAACAAACTTACAAGGCAATATTTCTAAAGTAACCGAAGGAGATACAACTATAGAATACAACACATCTAATAATACAACTGATGAAATGTTCTTATCTTTAAAGAGTCAATTATTTAGATTTAGAAAGGTTGGGACTGTATGAGTATATTAGATAAGTTGCATACTGATAAGGTTACAGTTATTAGATCTGTTGTAGTTGTAGATGAATATGGAGGAGCTTTTGAAGAACAAAGAGAAATATTAAGCAATATTCCCTGCAGACTTTCACAAAAATGGTTGAAAAGTGTAACTCCGGGAATGATTAATAGTAGTGGTCAAGAATATAAACTCTTTGTAGGTTTAGATGTCGATATAAAACAAAATGACTTGTTAAAAGTTGTAAGGAAAGCAGATGGAGAACTTTATATTTTTAAAGCGTCTAAACCTTTGGCTTACAACATCATAAAACATAAGGAAATAGCCTTGACAGAAGTATCTGAAAATGAGGTAGATTATGGAGCTTAAAGGATTTAAAGAGTTCGATAAGATTCTTATAGAAATAAAAGAAAAAGCTCCAGAAACTACTAAAAAATTTTTGATGTTACAAGCTGAAGATTTAAAAAAAGATGTTAAGAATCTAACACCCGTCGACACTGGAACTTTAAAAAATGCTTGGCAAAGAGAAAACGGAAAGAGATTAACTGGAAATACATTCTCTCAAATTGTATTTAACATGACTAATTACGCTCATCATGTTGAGTATGGTCATAGAGTTGGGAGAAGCAAAACAAAATTTGTTAAAGGTAGATTTATGCTTAGAACAGCTGTATCTATGAGGCAAATTAAATTCTATAAAGATTTAAAAAATTTTTATGGAGGATTGATAAAAAAATGAAATGGATAGATATAAGAAATGCATTAAATAATATTATTTCTGAAAAATTAAAAATAAATCCATACAGTGAAGATATAGACAATATCAAAAAGCCTTGCTTTTATATTGACTTAGTTAGTTATAAAAAAGAGTTTAACTCTGAATATAGAGAATTAAAGACAATAGATGTTGATATTATCTACTATCCAAAAACTAATGGGGAGCTTAATAATGCTGAGATATTAGAAAACTTAGAAAACTTAGACGATGCATTTGAAATTGAAGGGAAAAAGATTTTGCATGTACTGGATAGATATCTAACTTTAAGAAATACAGATATAACTATTGTAGATAGAGTTGGACACTATGTATTTACATTAAGTCTATATGACTTATATGGAAAACCTTATGATTATGAGCTTATGAAAGATTTAGAATTAAGATTTATAGAAGGAGGTAGCAATTAATGGGAAATGAAGTAGGACAAATAAAAGCAAGTCCAAACATTAATATAGAGTTTAGAACTCTTGCAACAACTGCCATACAAAGAAGTGAGAGAGGTATAGTTTGCTTAATATTAAAAGATACTAAGAAAACTGTTAAATGGAATACTCTAAAAACAATAGCAGATTTGAAAGAGAAAGAATGGGATGCTAAGAATGTTAAATATATAAAACTAGCAATGCATTATGGGGCTAAAAAAGTTTTAATAAGAGTGTTGCAAACAGGAGAAAATATAGATGATGTTCTAGGTGAATTTAAAGAAAGAAAAATGCACTGGTTAGCATATCCAGGAGCGGAGCAAGCAGATGACCAAAAGCTTGTAACTTGGACTAAGCAAGTATTTGGAAATGATGGAGCAATAGGGAAGACTGTTAAATATGTATCTAGCTTTGCTAATAATACAGATCATGTTGCAATAGTAGAGCTTGGAAATACAGGAACTTATAAGTCTATTTATGGAGATTTTACAGCTCAAGAATACACTGTAGCAATAGCAGGACTTATAGCAGGAATGCCAATAAATAGATCGGCCGATAACTTTGTTATGTCTGATTTAAAAGAAGTAGATTACTTTGATCCTAAACTTGGTAAATTCTCTCTATATAATGATGATGAAAAAGTTAGGGTTAACTATGGTGTAAACTCAAAAACTACTTTTGATAGCACTTGGAAGAAAGACACAAGAAAAATCAAAATAGTTGAGGGGATGTGCTTCATAACTGATGACATAAGAGATACATTTAAAAATTATTGGTTAGGAATTTACATAAATGACTACAATAACAAAATGAATTTCTGTTCTAATGTTACAAAAGTTTACTTTAAAGAAATGTCCCCAAATGTGTTATCAGGAGACTATGACAATAAGATTGAAATAGACTTAGAAGCACAAAAGAGATTGATTGTTTTAGACGGAAAAGACCCAGAAGAAATGACAGAAATGGAAATCTTAAAATATCCATCTGGTGATGATGTATTTTTAACTGGAGATGTTAGATTTGCAGATACTATGGCAAATCTTAGCTTGGTTATAAAGATGTAATAGGAGGTTATAATGGCAGATAAAAGTATAAGAGGTTATCATACTATTGCTGGTGCTCACGGTACTCTTTGGATAGATAATGAGAAAATAGCTGAATTTTCTAAAGTTAATGCTAAAGTTACTCCAGACAGAAAAGATGTACAGTTAGGGCTATCTGTGGATAGTAAAATCGTAGCTTTAAAGGGAGAAGGAAGTATTACTCTTGAAAAAGTATATTCAAGAGGTAAAAAAATAGCTAATAAATTAATAAAAGGACATGATCCAAGAGTTAGGATAGTTACTAATCTAGCTGATCCAGACACACCTGGAAAACAAGAAGAAAGAATTTCTCTTGATAATGTTTGGTTTAATTCAATAGATTTAATCAATATCGCTAAAGGGGAACTTGTGGAAGAAGAATACCCATTCGGATTTACACCAGAAGATTTAGCTTATGAAAATGATATAAAATAGGAGGGTAAAATGCTAATTACAGCAGATATGCTACTTGAAAATAGTAAAAAAATAAATAGTGATAAAAGAGAAAAAATAAAAATCTATATAAAAGAATTAGATGGAGATTTGGAATGTGAACTTCTAAACAAAGAGGATTACTTAGATCTAATTTTATCAAAAGAAAAAGATAAAGATTTAGAAGTAATTTATAACTCTTGTTCTATTTTTAGAGATGATAAGTTAATAGAAAAACTAGGTTGTAAGAGTAATCCTGTTTCTGTTGTGAGCAAAGTTTTAAAAGACCCAACTATTTATAGACTCGCAGATTTAATCTTAGTAGCTTCTGGATATGGAGAAAAAGATTTAGTTAGTATTGTTGAAGAAACAAAAAACTAATAGAGAGCGACTGGAAATTAAGTACAGTCGCTCATTACTTGAATAGAGGACATAAATTAGAAGAACTTAGAAAACTCTCAGAAAAAGATTTATTTTACATGTACCTTTTAAAAGAATAATAATAAAGTAGTTTTATTAGAACAAGGAGGAACTTATGGATAATATAGAATTATTAAAAATAGCAAATGAAGAAATAAAAAGGTTAAAAGACAAGATTATAAAATTAAAAAAAGAAAATGACACCTTAAAGATGTCATTAAACAAATAGTTATGGAGTTGTGAAAGTGGTAGCTTCTTCTACTGTTAATTGATACTCAATAAAATAAAGAAGAGCATGAATAAATTTTTTCATATCCTTAATATCTTTATCAATATGCTTTCTTACATAATGAGTTTCATCATTTCCAATCCAAGTTGAAGCAGTAGCAAGATTTTTAATTTTTTCATCTGAAATATAAGTTGAGATACATTTTCCTAAAAGGATATTTTCAATTTCATCTTTTTTATCAGGATTCAAATGAATACAAAAATCTTTCACAAGAAATTCAACAGCTTTTCTATAACCCATACCAGCTATTTCATTCAGCGAATAGCTTTCAGCAGTATTTGCTTGATTGTAAATAGTTTGAAATTTAGGGGAAAGGCTAGATAGATTATCTGAAAAAATTTTATTTTCAGGATAAATAGGCTCAAATTTGCTAGGAGTAGAACTCTCAATCCAGACTTTTCCTGACGAGGTTTCAAAATTATTGTAAAAAGTTATAAATGAAGATTTGCAACTTTTACAATAATTAAGAACTTCAATAGTATTATTTTCTGTCACAAAGCCAGTAGAAAAACTTTGTACAAATGGTTTATGACATTTAGGACACTCTCTGATAGTTACATCAGAAGTACGAAAAGTTCTTATTATTTTATCTTTGTATCTCGTATCAATTAAATCAATGTAAAAATAAGACATAGTAACCACCTCATTAAAATTTTTATTTACATTATACCATACTATTTTTTATTTATATTTAAAAAGAATAATGTTATAATATAGTATATTAAATTCATTTTAGGAGGAGAGATTTATGAAAAAGTTTTTATTAATGTTGTTTATTTTTGTTTCTGTTGTTAGTTTTGGTGCTACAAGATATGTTACTAAAAATGGTACATTCCCTTATACGAGAACCAAAGAACAATTGGATGACATCTTTATGTATGTTAATTCAAAGGATATGCCTGCTTTGGAGAAATATATGAACGAACTGATAAATAGTGGTAATGGTGGATATTTGAAACCCGGGTTAGAAGTTGAAGTAGTTGATACAGCGGACTTTGCTAGTGTAGTAAAAATTAGATTGATTGGAGATACAATCCAATGTTGGACTGTTAGAGAGGCAATCCAAAAAAAATAAATAATAAATAAAATAATTAAATTAAGAGCAGTTTTGTACTGCTCTTTTTTTATTGGAGGTGAAAATTTGGAACATGTACTAAGTGCTAGACTAGAACTCAAAGATAAATTTACAGCTGTAATTAATAAAGCAGAAAAAGGACTTGCTGGACTTTATCAGAAAGCCAAATCTATGAATTGGGAAAGGGTTAATAGTGGACTTAATAAATTTGGAGCAGTTGCAACTGGAGGTTTAATTGGACTAGGTGCTATTGCTGGTAGTTCTTTAACTGCTTTTGCTGATTTAGAGGATCAAGTTAGAAGAAATAAAGCTATTATGGGAGCAACAGCTGCTGAAGAAAATATGCTAATGACTCAAACTAGAGAATTAGGAAGAAGTACTAAATTTACAGCTCAAGAAGTAGCACAAGCTCAAATGTATCAAGCTATGGCTGGTATGAAAACTAATGAAGTACTAGAAATGACACCAAAACTTTTAAAACTTTCTATTGCATCTGGAGAAGATTTAGCTAGTACGTCAGATCTTCTTACTGATAATATAAGTGCTTTTGGATTAACATTGCAAGATGCCGATAGATTTATGGATGTTATGGCCGCAACAGCAAACAATACAAATACAAGTATTGCACAGCTAGGAGAAGCATATAAGTATGTCGCATCAACTTCGAGAAATTTTGAAAGTTTAGAAGAAACAAATATTATTCTAGGATTATTAGCAGATAGTGGGCTTAAAGGTTCTATAGCAGGAAGAAACTTAGCATCAATTTATGCAAGACTTTCAAAAACAACTCCTGATATGGATAAAGCTTTAAAAAAAGTTGGAGTAACTCTTTATGATAACAATGGTAAGTTTAAAGGATTAAGAAAAATTTTAGAAGAATTAAAGCCTAAACTTGCACAAATGAATGACGAACAAAGAAATTTATTTTTGACTACAATAGCTGGTTCTGAAGGATTGAAAGTAATGAATAGTTTGTTAGGAACTTCAAAAGAAGGGATAGAAAAAACAGAGAACGCTATAAAAAATGCAACTGGTGCTACAGAAAGATTTGCAAAAGAAATGAGTGATAACACAAAAGATAAACTAGCTCAATTTAGAAGTGCAGTTGAAGATTTAAAAATAGCCATTGGAGAGGGTTTAGCCCCAACAGCAGTAGATTTTATAAATAAGTTCACATCTAAAATGGCAGAGTTGAATTCTAAAGGAACTTTTAATACAGAAAATGTTGAAGCTTATTTTAATAAAATTTTTAATTTTTTATCTGAAGCTATACAAGGTTTTGCAGCATTAAAAGCTGCAGCAATGGCAGAATCAATCTTTGCTGGTGCAGGATTGCCCGTTATTGGTGGATTTGTAGGTTGGAAACTTGGAAGATGGATTGATAATAAGACTGGATTATCAAAAAGTGCTGTTGAAGGAGTTAAAATTTCACAATATACTAACAAATATATGAAACAAGGATATTCTAGAGAGGAAGCTGATAAACAAGCTAGATTAGATGTTGAAAGAGAAAGTAAAATGAGAGGCTGGAAATCTGAAGATTATAAAAAACAAATTGAAACTGAAAAAAATCAAATAATCTTATCTTTAGATGAATCACAATTAAATAGACTTAAAAATAATACAATAGGATTAACTGCTCTCGGATTAAGTCCTGAAGATTTAAAACAACAAGAAATATTATTGAAAAATAGAAGTATAAATTCATTGAATTCTCCTATACCTAAAAAGCCGAAAAATGAATATGAAAAAGCTTTTGCAGATTTAGGTGTCAAAGCACCTATAGCATCAACAACTAATTTTTCTCCTCAAGTAAATGTTAATATGGGTGGAGTTGTAATAAAAAATGAAGCAGATTTAGAAAAAACTGCAGAAATGTCTAAACAAAAAATAATGGCGGAATTAAAAAATTATGTACAAATAACAAATTAAAGGAGGCCCGGTATGAAACCAACATTTATTTTATTGAAAAATTCTACAAGTACTCCTTTTTTCTTTGTGGTCCCACCTTTAGATTTAAAGATTGAAAGTGAGCAAGACACACAGATTTTTAAAATAATTGATGTAGGAGAAAAGACCTTAATAGGAAATAGAAAAGTTGAAAGAATTAGTTTTTCTACATTTTTTCCTAATCTTAAATCTCCTTTTTTTAATTTTTTACTGTCTGCAACACCATCTGGCTGTGTTGAAACATTAACTAAATTAAAAAACGATAAAGAACCTTTAACTTTAATTGTTCCTGAGTTCAACATATTTTTTAAATGCTATATCCAAACTTTAAATTTTTCTATAGTTGAAAGAACTGGAGATATAGATGTTGAAATAAGTTTAATTGAAATTAGTAAAAATAAAACATTGCTAGATGTAGCAAGAGGCTTACTTCAAAGGTGATAATATGGAAAAAGTAAAAATATATATTAATGGAAAAGAATATAAAAATATTTTTATTCAGGTTATTTGGAGTGGTGCAATTCATGGAACAGCTAGAAAGTTAGAAGTTGAGTATCTGGGAGATATCATAACTAATATTGGAGATGAAGTTGAGTTTTCTTATGAAGATGAAAAACTATTTTTTGGAAAAGTATTTTTTCATTCGAGAAAAGGAGAAACGGATATTAAAACATTCTATGCTTATGATGCTTCTATTTATCTTAATAAAAATAACTTTGTTAAAAACTTCTTTAGAAAAAAACCAAGTGAAATATTAAAAGAAATATGTGGAGAACTTAATTTAAAAGTAGGTAAAATACCACAAGATGAAGTTACTTGTACTTATCCAGCTATTGACAGAAGCGGATACGAAATTATATTAAATGCTTACACAATACAGCACAGAAAAAATAAAAAGATTTATTCTATCGTGAGTAATGATAAAGCAATAGATATAGTTGAACAAGGAACACATGCTGATGTTCTTTTAACAAGTGCTGATAACATTTCTACATCTTCCTATGAAGAAAGCATAGAGAATATGATAAATCAAATAGTTATCTATAAAGTAGAAAACGAAAAGCAACAAATACTTAATAAAGTAGAGAATGCAGAAGATAAAAAGAAATTTGGATTGTTTCAACAAGTAATGCAATATGAAAAAGATGTAGATAATATAGCAAACGCCAAGGATATGCTAAAAAGTGTTGAAAAAAGTTCGAGATTACATTGTTTAGGAAATGTATTAATTCAAGCAGGGTATAACATAGGAATACAAGAACCACATAGCGGTCTTGTTGGAGATTTCTTAGTTAAATCAGATACTCATGTATTTGAAGGAGAAACTCATTATTGTAATGTTGAACTCGCATTTGAAAATGTAATGGATAAAGCAGAATTTGAGAATAAAGAAAAAGTTAAAAAAAGTGATAAAACTAAAAAAAGTAAAAAAAATAAAAAAGTAGATAAATTAGATCAACTGTTTCCAGAAGGGTGGGATAAGAAATGAGCGAATTAGGTTCTTTAATAGGTGAAATGATAGGACAAGCTACAAAAGGAACATCTATCATAAAAGCATCTGTTGAAACTCCACCACCAAATCTAACAATTAAATTTGATGGGCAAGTTATACCATCTGAGCAAATTTATTGCAGCAATTACTTATTACCTCACTATCATAGAGATTATATGATAGATGGAGTTATAGATGATATAAAAATAGACATATCTAACTATGACTATGATAACGATACTTCAGATACTATGGGACATAAAATTCCAAAATTGACAGGAAAAGGAAAATATCAAGGCAATGGAACATACAGATCTCACAAGGATATCTGGTTTGAAGATACACTTCAAAAAGGCGATGAAGTACTTGTTCTTGTTCTGGGTATACATTATGTAGTTGTAACAAAAATAGTTAAAATGCCGAGTGAAGCAATAAAGGGGGTGTAATGTGGAAAAAGATTTTAATATTTTTCTTAAAAAAGCAGAAACAGAAGTTGAAGAAATGGCAACTTTTAAAGAATATGCTATAGATTTTAAAACTGGAGAATATATAAAAGAAGGAAATGATATAAAAGTTTTAGAGAAAAATGAAGCTTTAAAAGTATGGATATTTAAGGCATTAAAGACTGAAAGATTTAGATATACTGATGTGCATAGTGACGAATATGGGAGTGAATTAGAAACTAATATAGGAACTATCTATCATAAAACAGTTAAAGATGCTTTAATAATAAATCAAATAAGAGATACATTGTTAGTAAACCCTTACATTACAGAGTGCTATAATTTTGACATTTCTAACGAAGATGAATATGTTCCACAGATAACCTTTAACGTTAAAACGGTATATGGTGAGCTAGAAATGGAGGTGTAAAGTGAAAGATAGAATAGAATTAAGAAATAATTTCTTAGATAACTTAAAAAACCCACTCTCAAAAACGGAAGGTACTTATAACTTTGATATTGCTACAACATTTGGGATTACAGCAGAAGAAGTTTACAAAGAGTTGGAATTTTGGGAAAAACAAACTTTTATTGATACTGCAACAGAAGATGAATACGTTGATAAGCATGCTTTAATGTTTGGAGTAAAAAGAAGGGTAGGAACTAAGGCAAAAGGTATTTTAAAAGTAACTGGAAAAGCAAATTCTATCATAGAAGAAAATACAATATTTCTTAATAGAGATGGTATAAAATATAAATCTTTAAGAAAAGAGTATCTAAACACAACTGGAGTTGCAGAAATAGAAATAGAATGCTTATCTGAAGGAAAAGTAGGTAATGCTGCAATAGGTGAAATTACAACTTTTGAAATTCAAAATAGCAATATTTACAGTGTTATAAATGAAAAAGAAATTATAAATGGATATGATAAAGAGCCTAATTCTATATTAGTTGCAAGAGCTAAGGAAAAAGCTACAAGATCTGCTCATAGTGGAAACATCTATGATTATGAACAATGGGCAAAACAAGTTGATGGAGTTGGAAAAGTATTAGTAAAACCTCTTTGGAATGGAAATGGAACTGTTAAAGTTCTGATTGCTAACTATAATAATGATATTGCAGATTCATCTCTAATTCAAAAAGTTAGGGAAAGAATACAAAGCGATGATGGAAGACCAGTTGGGGCTGATGTTACTGTTGACAGTTTTACTGCTAAAAATATAAATGTGAGTATACAAGTTATATTGAAAGCAGGTTTTTCAATATCTGATGTAAAAGAAAAAATTGAATCTCTTTTGAAAGCTGTTATAAAAACTGGAAATGCTACATTTGAAAAAGCTAATAAAACAATACTATCTATTAATCGTTTAGAAAAAGCTATTTTAGAAATAGACGGAGTAAATGATAACTTTGTAAAAGTAAACAATTCTAATTCTAACTTAGAAATAGCAGAAGATGAGATATTGATAGTTGGGACAGTGGTTATAAATGAGTGATAGATTAATAAAAAAAGTATCTAAAATAGCTAGAAACAGTTTACAAAAAGATTTAATTAGAACACTAGATTTAATCTGTGAATATGCTAAAAATGATATACAAAAATACAAGGAGCTATTATTCATAGCTTTTTTTAATGAACAGCAAATAGCAAATTATGAAAGGTTTATGGAGTTAGACTATAAAAATGGTTGGAGTTTACAGGATAGAAAAGACAGAATTATTTATACTTTATTATCAAAAAATATCTTTACTCCGCAAGTTTTAAAAGAACAAGCTAAGATATTCACAAATGGAGAGATTGAAGTTGTTGAGGATTATGGAAATTACTCATTTACAATAAAATTTACATCTGTAGTTGGAATACCTCAAAACCTAGATAATTTTAAGAATTTTATTTACATTAACAAACCTGCTCATTTGAATTTTAACATAGAGCTTAGATATAATACGCATGGTCAAATAAAGAATAAAGAATTATCACATAAGTATTTAAAAAAATATACTCATAAGCAAATTTATGACACTCGTATTTTTGAGGATTAAAAGGGGGTTAAGAATGTCAAGAAAAACGGAATATTTAAAACTACATTTACCTGAAGAAAATGAATTTTATAATGTAGAAAAAGACCAAAATGAAAATTTTGAAAAAATAGATCTAAAAATTAAAGAATTAGATACTTTTGAAAAGAAAACAGGATATAACTTAGATAAAACCGATAATTACAATCAAGATGATACCAATCTATTAGGTACAGCTAAAGCATTAAAAGCATTATATGATGAGTTAAATAGAAAAATAGAAAGTTTAGATTTATGTCCTTATAAGGTTGGAGATGTCTATGTTACAACTAACACAGCTAATCCAGCTGATTTATGGAGTGGTACGTCTTGGACTAAATTAGAGGGTAGATTTTTAAAAGCTACTAATAGTGGAGAAGCACCTAAAACAATGGGTGGAAGTAACTCAAAAACATTGACTGTTGCAAATATACCATCTCACAATCACAGTATATGGATTGGCGAGAATGGTCATCATAGTCACGTTCAAGACGCTCACGCCCATACTCAACCAGCTCACACTCACGGTGTTCCACAACAATTATTTCCTCAATCAATGTCACATAGTTCAAACAATTTAGTAGGAGGTTCTCGTGGAGATAGGGGCGTTTTTAATACAACATATGCTGGAGGAGAAAATACAGGGGTGGCACAACCAGGAATTTATGGAAATGGTAACCATACTCACAGTGCCAGTATAGGAAGTACTGGAAGCGGTTCAGCATTTGATATAACACCAGCTTATTATGCTGTTAATATGTGGATTAGAATTGGATAAGGAGGTAATTTATGTATTATTATGTAGATAAGATAGAGGCTATAAAAGGAAATTCATTAGTTTTAGCGACACGTTCAGATAAAATAAAAGATTATAAAAAAGTATTGGGAGATAATGCTGTTGAGTATCAAGGAGATAATTTACCTTTTTTTGTAACTTACGATAGCAAAACCGATACTATAAAGGAATCTACAGAACTTGAAAAAGTTAAAAGAGGTCAACTACATTTAGCTGAAAATCAAATAATTATAGATAATCAAATAATAACTTATGATAAAAAGTATCAAAAAGTTGTAGATAATAAGGTAGTAAATAAGAGTTTAAAAGAGTTGATTGAAGAAAATATAATTACACTAGACGACGCTAAACATCAAAAAAGACGTATGTTTAGACAAGTTTTGCTAGATAAATTATATGCAGATTTTGATTACAACGGTAAAGTATTCCAAATGGGAGAAGCCGATGAATCTAACTTTTTAAGAGTAAAATCAGCAATAGATATTGCAACAACATCTACAGATAGTAGAGCAATAATTGGTGCTATTAAATCATTAAAAGGAGATATACCTGCTGAATTTGAAAGCAATATAAAGTTGATTATGAAAGATAAATCAAAACTAGGTGAATTTATACAATCTTTAAAAATTAATTGGAGATTGAAAGATAATTCAGTAAGTCAATTTACTTTTGGAGAAATCAATAATGTTTACTTACTTTGGATACTGAGAGGAACAAAAGCACAAGAAGAATACACTGAAATAGCTGGTAAATGTATGAGTTGTGAGGCATTAGATGATTTAGAGTCTTTAGAGTGGAAATAAATTATTAGGGGTAGTTTTATATGGCTACCTTTTTTTTAATTGGCTTAAACAGGCTTTCACAAGGTCATTTTTAGGAGGTGATTTTAAATGTATACATTATCAGAAACAAGTTTAAAAATGCTGAAAGGGGTGCATCCAAATCTGGTAAATTTTATGGCAGAGCTTATAAAAATAAGCCCTTGGAACTTTAAGATAACTGCTGGAGTTAGAACAGCGGAAGAGCAGAATAGGCTATATCAAAAAGGCAGAACTGCTCCTGGGGCTAAAGTAACCAATGTGGATGGTTATAAATTAAAGTCCAACCACCAAGTTAAATTTAACGGGCTAGGATATGCCACTGACATTGGTGTTCTAGTAAAAGAAAAAGTAAAAGTATCTGTTATGGAAAATGGAAAAAAAGTAGAAAAGGTTATAGAAAAGGACGTTTATAAAGGAACTTGGAGAGATTTCCACTATTACCAAGACATATATGACACAGCTAAAAATGCTGGATTATTAGAAAAATATGGTATTGAATGGGGTGGAAATTGTTGGAGAACTTTTAAAGATGCTCCGCATTGGCAAATAAAAGGGGCAGACAAAGTTGCTTATAAATAAAGGAGATAGATATGGAAATGACTAGATTAAATACTATGCCGATTGATGATAAATATTGGGAAGTTTTAGAAGATTATACTTACAGAACATCTAAGGGGCTTGTGACAGTCCCAAAAGGTTTCAAAACAGATTATGCCTCAGTCCCAAGAGTTTTTAGAAACATAATCAACAGCTATGGTAAGCATGGGAGAGCGGCTGTAGTCCATGATTGGCTATACTCTAGCCAGTGTACTTTAGATGTTACCAGAGAAGAAGCTGATGAAATATTCTTAGAGATTATGAAAGAATGTGGAGTTGGGACAATAAAGAGACAGTTTATGTACAGAATGGTTAGAATGTTTGGAGCTAGCCATTTCAGAAGAGGTGAGTAGATGGAAGATTTTTTTATAAGTGCTAAGAATGGAATTGCTATGGTTTGGACTGGTTGGATATCGGTTCTTGTTTGGGCTTTAGGGGGCTTTGACTTATCCGTAAGAGTCTTAGTATTTCTTATGCTAGTGGATTATATATCTGGAGTTTGGGTCGGATACATTACCAAAACAGTTAATAGTGCTAGAGCGTATAAGGGGATAAGTAAGAAAGTTTTTATATTAATAATAGTCTCTTGCTCTACAGTTATAGAGCAGCTTGTGCCTAATGTTGGAATCCGTAATTTAGTTATAGTTTTTTACGTGGCTACAGAGTTTCTATCTGTTATAGAAAATGCAAGTAAGCTAGGATTGCCTATTCCTGAAAAATTAAAAATTGCATTAGAGCAATGCAAGGGAGATAAATGTAATACTAAAGATACGGATCCAAAAGATATAAAACCAGAAAAATTAAAAGAGAAAGATTTCGATGAAGAAATTAAATAAATAATGGGGTAGTTTTTATACTACCCCTCTTTTTTATTGTTTTGAATATTTTAATATTCAAAATTATAGAGTATGTGATATAATTTAGAGGTTAAAACTCTATAATAAGGAAGTAGTTAAAAATGAAAAAATTTGGAGAATATAATTTTGGAAGAATAGATGGAAAAAAAGAAGTAGATATATTTAAAGAAAAAAATCTCAAATTAGAAGATATGTTTTATGATTATAATGATATTTTTCAACAACTAAATAAGAAAAAATTTTTAATTATTGGTGATAAGGGATCAGGAAAAACATTACTAATAGAATATTTTAAAGAGAAAAAGAAATGCATGGATTCAGCTTTTATAGATATGAATATTTCAGATATATTTGACAAATATCTTTTATTATATACTTCAACACAAAATTTTAAATACTATCTTAAATGGGAAATTGCTAAAGAATTATCTAACTACTTATTAAAAGAAAATATACCCGTTAATACTGTACAAGAAAGAGAATTAAATACTATTATATCTAAGAATCCATTTGATATGGAAATATCTCAAATACCTATTTTTAATTTTGATAATAAAGTAGTTAATTATATTTTGGAGATAGAAAAATTTAAGATTGGTTATATTTTTGGAAAAATTATATCTATTTTTGTAAAGAAAAATGAAGAAAATGATTATATAAGATTTTTAGATTCTATATTTCAAAAAATTTTCAAAGTATTAGAAAATATTAAAAAAAGAGAAATTTACATTATATTTGATGAAATAGATGATTTATTACGAAAACTCAAAAAAGAAGAATGGAAAGAAATTTTAGAAGAATTAATTATTGTTTCTTCATCTTTTAATAGAAAGTTAAAAAAAGATGGAATTGACACTAGAATTATTGTAAGTATGAGAGAAGATATGTTTCAATATTTAGAATTACCTAATTCAAATAAAATAAAAGAAGATGCTGTTATTTTAGATTGGGGAACGTCAGAGGATAGAGATTCACCACTTTTTAAAATTATTTTCAATAAAATGAGAAACCAAGACAGTAGTTTGAAAAAAATAAAAAATGAAACTATTTTTATGTCAATATTTAGAGAAACAGAAATTCAAGTTAGCGTAAACAATAAAATATCAATAGAAAAATATATTTTAGGAAAAACATTTTTAAGACCTAGAGATATTATAGCTTTCTTTATATCTATTTCTCATTTAATGAAAGATAAAAAAGAGTTAACAGCTAATGATTTGAGGACTATCAGTAAAGATTACTCCAAGCATATATTTGGAGAAATAAAAGATAGAATAGTAGGGTATCTAAATTCTGAAGAATATTCTGAATTTTTAAAATTATTGAAATCATATAACAAAACAAGATTTAAAAAAAAAGATTTAGAAATATATTTATCAAAAAATAAAGATGGTTTTAAGTTTATAAATTCTGAAAACATTTTTAAATATATAGAAGAGTTCTTTAATGTTGGATTATTGGGGGAATTTTATAAAAGTGATAATAATAGAGTAGAAGAAAGATTTAAGTATAAAAATAATAATATTCATGTTTCAGAAGAAAATGAGTTTATAATTCATTATGGAATTAGAGAATATTTAGGTATGAGCAGAGAAATTAAAATAGCAGAGAAAAAAATTCCAGATGATTTATATAGAAAAATTTTATTTTTATTGGGAAATTTTTTGGATAAACCTTTTAGATATAGAGATTTACTGAATATAGAGAAAATAAAAAATAAGATATTATTTGAAATCCCTAACAGTGAATTTGAGGAAGGAATTCATTATTTTTATTCCATAGGTGTTATTAAAAGAATAAAAAAACCCAAAAATAATATAATAAAAATATCTAATAAAATAATACAAAAATTAAATTTATACAACTAACTTTATAT